ATCCCATCTGTCGTCCTAGCTGCATTTGCCGTGTTTAGCCCCTTAGGGCGAATAGTGGAAATATCGAACCCAATTCCACCTCGACGCTTAGCAATTTGAACAAGTTCCTGGTCACTCTTCAGTATGCCTCCGTACGAGTCCTCAGGGGCATCAATAACAAAGCAGTTGGAGATAGACTGCACCTGGTGTGGATTACCAATTCCTGCCATCGGGGATCCCTGCGGAACAACATAACGGAACCTGTCAAGAAGGGAAAAGATCTCCTCCTCTGTCATAGGATTATCGTACTTGCTCTCAATCCTGGCAAACTCAGCTGCTAGGCGATGGTGCATGTCCTCCGGCGTTGCCTCTAGCAACTTGCCAGTAGGATCAGTTAGAGCATACTTCGTTACAAAAACACTAGCCGCTAAGTTATCGTCATTAAAATACTTTAGAGACTTCTTTAATGCTGCGCTCTTCTTCACCGCATATCCTCCCTAAACTACTTTTCTATCTTTGGCAACCTCACGCCACTTTTTCCTAAGGAGTTCTTTCATGTCTGCCTCCGATTCTTCCTTCTTATTGTTCAGTTCAACGATTTCGCTATCTGTTAATGTACGGATTCTAGACTGTGCTGTATCGATTTTAATGGGAAAAATCAGGCCATCTCGGCCGGCCCTGTTCTTTGCGACGAACAATCGGCCGGCGCCGTCGGCCTTCTCATGAGACTTACGTGACAGTGAGAGGACAACATCGGCGACCATTGCCTTACCGTATGCCTCTGACATGTTCTCTAGGCCAACAATATCACTCTGTGCTGAAGACCTATTAGCCTGCGAGGCTGTCCAAATTGGAATCTTAAGCTCCATCGACATGTTCCTAAGCTCCTCATAGATCAGTTTGAGCTCATGGCGAAGTGAGTCATATGAGCGTGTAGATCGCATAATATCAGCATAGTCAATTACAATCATATCAGGCTTAAAGCTCTTAAGAGCTAACTTCTCAATGTGATTTCTAATTGTAACAACTGAGGCGGATCCTGTGGGATACTCCTTGATAATCAGGCGGCCGAGGTCGAGCCCCTTATACTTCTCAATAACCTCGTCCTTACGCTCGAGAAGCTCATCGATAGGAATTCCTGAAATGTGTGAGTCATATCGCAGGCCTGTAGAAATTTCAGACAACTCAAATGTGTAATGGATAACGTTCTTCTCAGCCATTAGAGCCTGGGAACCTACCTGCACCAGGAAATGGGATTTCCCTACTCCGGTATTGGCAACAACAACACCGATCTCACCCTTAGCAAGACCGCCGTTCATCACCCTTCGGTCATCAAGTTCCTTAATACCAGTCGGACAGGTGTTCCTAATTATGCGAACGAAGCGACTCTCAATATCCTCAATAAACTCATGACCAATAGACGGTGTAGTGCCAACAGTCAATGCCTCTCGAATAATATTAATGACATTCTCATCCTGCCCAGTTGCTATCATGTCTACAGCCTGCTCCAGAGCGCCACGCATAGCCTGCTTTCGACAGAAGTCTAGTGACTTGTCCTTGACATACTGAATATCACCCATATCAGGATTTAATTTAATTCGCTGGAGGTACTCGACAATCTTGTCACGCAAGATAATATCTGTTCCTGTCCTGAGATCATCGCGAATAATTGTCACCAACAGCTGGAGTGTTGGAAATGTCTTATACTGAACGTGGTACTCAAAATATTTCTGAGATAGGAACTTAAGGTGTTTTAGGTCGAAATATTCTAACTTAATAACCTCTGACATCTGCTGGGCCCACTGGTGATCCGAAAGAAGGGCCTGCATAATTTTCTCTTGAAATGATGTTCCGTGCTCCGCAAAGCTTGGGTTACTTAGTGAATCCATTCTACCACCTTATCGTTTTCATTGGAAAGAAAAAGCCGTCCACGTCGAAGTTGTTTAGGCCGCACTCTATTATTACTCGCATGAAGTCAAATTTATTATTCTTTGGCGAAAAATTCTCAATTAGTTCCTTGGTCCTGTTGATCTGCTGATTGGTAAGCGATGCTGTGTCTAAGTGGACCAGCTTCCAGTTCCTAGTGATCAGCTCACGACCATCAAGAATCCTCCTATATAAAAGTATCTTGCTGCCGGCGTGTTGTTGGGCATATTCGAAAAAATCTTGCAGCAATATGTCCTCTTCGTCGGCCAGGATAGGAAATCTTTTTGCTAAAGATTTGAAGCCCGCTCCCTTAATCCCGTCGATCTTGTCTGAGCGGTCTCCGACAATGGCCTTTGCCAGCGCAAAATTTCGATACGAGACACCGAACTCTTCCATGACGCTGTCCTTTCCTATGAGTTTTTTCCGAATGGTTGTGGATATCCTGGTCCTGTCATCGAGCAGCTGGTAGAAGTCCTTGTCTGATGATAGGATTATCTTATCCTCGTCTGGATGGACGTACTTACAGAGGTATCCAATAATATCATCAGCCTCGCAGTCAGGCACGTATAACTGACAGAATGGTGTGTGTTTTAGAAGTTTTATTAGCGTCAGTATCTGTCTGTTCCTACTCTCATACGTGTCGTCAATCTGCTCCTCGTAATAGGCATTCATCCTAACGGGACGACGCTTATCCTTGTATGTGCTTAGTAGGCTTCGTCTAAATCCGGAGCCGCCGCCCTCCCAGACGATGTATATCTTGCTGGCAAAGTGTTTCTGAGTTGCGAACTGCAGCGCTTTTAAAAATCCCACCACTCCGCCTACATGATATCCATTGGAAGATATAGTGGGATTTGCAGAATAATGCCTTATGAACAGACCGTAGCCGTCCACTAGCAAGATATTTGACACAACTCTCCTACTCTAGGTCTAGCGAATCGGCAACGTTACCCTCTTCGAGCTCGTCGACATTAAATTCCTTGATCATAACGTGTTCAATAAAATCATCTAAATACGCACTGTACTCTTTATCGGATAAAATTTTATCAAATTCAGCCTTATAGAACTTCTTACTGACAAGCTCCTCACCAGTCTTTGTATTGACAACAGTGAATGTCTTCCAGCTGCCTGTGCCTCCGACAGTGACCTCTTGGTCGCCATCAATAAAAGAGCCAGCGCGACGTAACATATCGAAGAGCTGTTCATGCTCCTTGATCCCAATGCCAAAGTGAATCTCAAAATTGCATGTCCTAAATGGTGGGGCAACCTTATTCTTGATTGTCTTGGCTGAAACGTTGATGCCAATAATATCACCAGCCTTGTTCTTTAACTGTTGGCCGGCACCTAACTTAACCCTAACAGAAGCATGGAACGGAATTGCCATACCACCTGGTGTCGTCGTTGGATCGCCATACATGACACCGATCTTAGTACGCGTCTGGTTAAGACACACAAACGTCACATTCTCTGCACCAATCACCTGGGTGATCTTTCTCATTCCCTTGGATATGGCACGAGCCTGAAGGCCGATGGCATTCTTATCGTAGTCTCCTAGCAGCTCATCCTTGGGAGTCGAGGCGGCGACAGAATCCCAAATAATTACGACCGGGACGTCGGAACTGATCGCCTTTGACTTCTTAATCGTATTCTCGGCGATCTTGAAGACCTCCTCGGTGCAGGCAGTCTCGACAAAGACAAATCTCTTGGACACATCGACGCCGAGACGTCGCAAGTTCTCAATTGAGGTCGCGTTCTCAGTATCAATATAGACAGCAATACCACCCATCTTCTGGGCGGACCTAGCTAGCTGAATCGCGATGTGCGACTTGCCAATACTAGGTGGACCAAATATCTCGATAATTCGACCCTCTGGAATTCCTCCATCCCTTCGATTTGAGACAATATAGTCTAGCTGCTTAGAGCCTGTTGAGACCCACCTATTAATATTAGTAGGTGATTCATCTACAGACAGATTATAGGCAATCTTACTTCCGTGCTCCTTATTAAGGGACTTGATAAGATCTGCCGTAAAGTCCTGGACCTGTTTCTTTGTCGAGCCTGCCATCTACACACCCAGCCTAACTGAGCAGGTCGTCAAATGCGGCGTCAAGATCAGAGTATCCGGCAGAGCCTTCACCCTCAGTAGTCTTAGTAGCAGTCTCTCCAGTAACATTGACTTTATTGGTGGTTGTGGTTGTCGTGGTGGTGGTTCCACCGAATCGAGACGTTCCCATCGAGTCGCTAGGCGCACCGCCATTAACCCAATCGTTAATAATCTTCTCGACCTCCTCATACGTCTTCAGGTCATTCTTAAGAATATCATCCAAGTTAGGAACAGCACCCAGCCACTCCTTTGCGGCCTTGGAGTCATCATTCAAATTAGATGCCTTACCACGTGGCATGACGGAGTCTACCATCGGATACTTGAAGCCATCCTTCTTGATAACCGTCACCTTAATATCACGGCCCTCTAGAGGATCAGTAATATCGCCGTAGTCAGGGTCCAGCATAATATTGAGCAACTGCTGGTAGATCATCTTGCTGAATGACCAGAGCTGGACACCGGCTCCCTCATTGTCACGGACGACAACAGGACAGTATGCCCGCATCTTAGGATAAAGCTTCTTGGCCATCTCCCGAGCGCCAGGGGTGCCCTCATCGTAGAGCTTGCCCTGCAGCTCCTGAATAGGATCCTGCTGGCCGAGGTAACGAAGCGAGATAAAGCCTCGAGTACCAAGACCGTAGTGATAGTACCGCTCCTTGAACGGCTGACCATCGTTATCTGTAAACGGAAGCAGTCGGACAGTGTGTGTCCCTACATCTGGCTTCCAAAAGTTAGAGGTTCCGCGAGAGCCCTCGCCAGAAAGTTCGGCGACCTTGCGCCTAATTGCATCGAAATCAATTGCCATCTTTTTCTCCTTCAGTGTTGTTCAGTGACAAATCGGAATCTCCCGGCTAATTCCGGCAGTTCGTGTTCATGGGTATAAAATACCCAGTAAGCTTGATGTGTACAAGCCAAATATTAAAATTCTGGATCGACGACTTTAGCCCCAGGGCCTAAGGCCTTGAGGTAGTATTGCCACGATGGTGGCTGCTTCCCGCGCTTGGACGGGTTGGGATAGTTTGGACCTGCACCGAGGGGCACTGTGGCTCCTGCGACACCGCCCGCCGAAATCTCATCGACGTCATCATCTGGAATGTCACCAGGCTCAGAAGGATCTAGCAGCAGCATATTCCGAAGAAGCCTAAGCTCCCTCTCATCCCTGACCTGCTCATCACCAAGATTTGGAACTGGCTGTCCTGGATCGTCATAATCAGCCATGTGATAGTATGAGTCACCAGAGTTCTGGATCATCTTAGATCCCATGTAGTCAACGCCTGAAACTGAGGGATCGCCGATCTGGCCATGCATAGGAGTCGGCCTAGGTGGACGACCCAGCCTAGTTCTCTGCGGTGTATCACTGGTAAACTTAGATGCTGCTGGCACGCCAGCGCCGCGGCCGCCACGAGAACGATAGTCGATAGGAGTAATATGCATAGCCCGTCGACTGGGATACGTCTCCTGGATTATTTCTCTTATAAGCTGCTTGATGTTTTTCATACGTTATAAATAGGCGCCGTGGAACTAAAATTTCGAAACATCGACGTAAAAAGGAGCGTCAAATCCCTCGATCCCAATCACCCCGCTTGAGATCGCCGTAAGGTCATCGATACTATCAGGATGGACGTCGAAAATAATAGCATCATGGAGCAGAAATATTGGAACGACGGTCGAGGTGTCTGTCATTTCAATTATCTTCCTAAATCCTGACATGGCGACGTCTACACCGGTCGACTGGATGAAGTTGTTGTACAGGACGTGGGATGCCTTATCATCTGCTGTCAGGACTCGGCCGAAGTGGTTCCTAATCCTATCATCTGCCATAGCATCCCCAAGAAGCTCTCTGGCTCGTTCCTGGACACCGAAAGTTGAGGATATCTTTGTAATCAGCAGGTTAGCCTCCAGCCGACTGATTCCCAACTGTGATGATAATCTCTTGGGACCTGCACCGTAGATGACTGACAGGCATGCCAGTTTGACCTGATCTCGACTGTACATATTGTCAAAGACGTCGCGAGCGACCTGGCTATAGACATCGCGCTCGGCAATCATGCCTCCAATAGCTGCAGCGATGCGCGCCTCCAGCGAGACGAAGTCGACCTGGTATATCT